TCAAGCCGCTACATCGAGCTGAGCCATATCTGTCGGAGGCGTGTAATTGAGGGTTAACACCTCGACCTTACGGCCGCCTCCGGCCGACCGGGACAGTTCGAACTCGTAAGTACACCAGCCGTGACGAGCAGCATACTCTAAAAGCACGTCGGACGGATAGGACGAAAGCATAAACTTGCCTCGAACGTTCGACAGCGTATTAAGCAGCGCAACAAAATCATCGCGCGTATAGCCGCCGTAATGCCCCATATCGGCGTTAAAATACGGCGGGTCGACATAATGGAAAGCATCCTCGTGGTCGGCTTTCTTGATGATGTCTAAAGCGTCTCGGCAGAAGATTGACGTGCGCTCTAATCGGGACGAATAATCGTCCGAAAAGGCCTCTTTCCGGCTTTGCAGTTGCTTCGCTATATTCCGGCTCTTCGAGCACTTCCACGTGCTGCCTAAGATGCTGTAAAACGACTGATGAGAGAGCACCCACACGGCCCACGCCCGCATAACTTTATCATGCCCCTCAGGAGCGAAGTAGATACTACGTGCTTCTTTGTGCATAAACTCGCTGTGCAACGTCGAATCAACCTGCTTCTTCAGGGCATTGAAGTTGCTCTTCAAGACGCGATAAAAGTTTGCGACTTCGCCGTTTTTGTCGTTCACGAACTCGACGTTTGCGGGCTCTTTGGCCCAGAACACGGCCCCGCCGCCGAAGAACGGTTCTACGTAGATATCGTGTGCGGGGATCATCGGCAGTATGATCTTCAACATCTTTTGCTTGCCGCCGTAGTAAGTGATCGGCGTTTTCATTTTCACTTCAATTGCATTCATTTTTAAATACGGTTTAAATTAAAATAACTATCTTTGCAGTCTCACGCAAAAAAAACAGGTGCCTGAACACCGCAAGGGCTTATTGCCCCTGTCTTGGTGTTCAGGCACCTTTGCTTTTCGGGAATGCGTGAGAAACTTCCCGAGAGGGGGCGGGGGCTCTTCTTTACCCTCCGCCCCCGGCCGATTACGAATAAGTCACATACGTTGTAAATTGGTCAAACGCGTCTTTCCGGTTGACAAGCACCTCGTCGGGGCTTGGATTCAGGCCGCTCTGGGACGGTTTAAATCGAATCTTGAACGTTGCCAAGTCGGAGAACAGGAACGCTGTATCCTGACCGGACAACTTGCCGGATCGATACACTTCGCCCTCATGGTCACCTTCGGCATAAACGATATCATAATCGGCGGATTCGTCCAGCCCGTTCGCATAGATTTTGATAAGAGCGCCGGACACGACGACAGATACCTTGTTAATGCTTCCGGCCGAGAGCCCTTGAAGGGTTTGAGCTTCGATCGGTCTCACACCTGCCGGAACCTCGAATTCGACTCGTAGGTTCGTATTAACAGGAACCGGAACAGAGACCCCTTCTGTGATGGTATTGTTAACCACAACACGATCATGGATTACAGCCGCCGTGTCCGCGTTTACGATTTTGGCAAAAATTTGCAAAACTTCCGGCACATCAAAGATATTCGAAGACGGATAAAAATACACCCACGCAGCCTCCTGCCTCAACGCGACAAACAGAGCATCCTCCGACATCTGCACAGTCTTAGCGCCCGGACTGTACGCCGCATTCATTTCGGGCGTAAACGTCGCTTCTGCATTCTTCGGCAGATACGTCATAACGGGCGTATCGCTGCACGAGAGCGATTCGGATATGCCTCCGCAGACAATCGACACAGGGATAACCGCGCCGTCGTGCTCTGTCTGCTTCGGGCGCACAGTGCGAGTGCATGTGCAGAGAACGAGCGTCGTATCATACGCGAAGTTTACATAGTCTACCTGATTCGCCTTCGACGTGATCTCGCGCGTCTTCGGAGTCGCGAAGTGCGGATCTGCAGGCGGGGTGATACGAACCGTCTGGCCCGGATCGACATCGATGAGCATTGCGCCGTCGATGTAGGGAATGCGGTGAACCGTTTCGCCTACTTCAACCACAACCTCCTTGCCGAACAGGAATTGCCGGGCTCCCGGCCAATTCGGTTTCAAATCAATGATGATACGATGCCTGCCCTTGTTCCACTTCAGCGAGTTCAAAAAGTCCTCTTCCGTGCCCGAGTTTCCGGCCTCGAGCCAAATCTGATAGGCCGATTTCCCATTTAGCCCGAGTGTCTGATCGAGCCCTATTTCCAAGTTAAATTCTTTTCCTTCCATTTTTTCTTAATTAATCTACAACTTCAATGTTTGTGTCGATCTCTCCCGAAGAGATGTCGTAATAGCCGTCCGGAAACGCCGTGTCGTGAACACGCGTCCGGAAACGTACATAGAGCGTTCCTTCCGTAAAAGCCGGAGCGTCAAGGGCAACAACAACCTGTTGACCGTCGATACTCATGCCGGGCGGGAAGGGCTCGTTTGCTTTTCGCTCGATCTTTATGCGCCGTGAGCGCGACGTGTAAAAATCAAAGCGCAAATCACATTTCGACGGATCGACCGGGCGTCCGGCCGAGTCCGTGATACTGATACGAAACTTTGCATCAGATCGTTTTTGTAAATACTGCTTACTCATAACTGTTTATAAATAACACCATTGAAAAGGTTTTCTTTTCTTCATATAGTCTGGGGTGCTTTCGTAACGATAAGCCTCTCTCTCGAACCGGATTGCGCGATACGCGTCGCGAAAATTGCGCATCCGGACGAGTAAATACAGATACTCAAACAAGTAAAGCAGATAGAAAAACAGATAGGCTGTTTCTCGCATCTGCGCAGTATGTATCTGCTCGTGTCGAAGTGTTTTGTCGCTTACAGGACGATATTCCCGACGCGCGAAGATGACCCCGAACAGGTTTATCGCGACAAACCCGCGAAACGGAATGAAACGATTGTAAATAACTTTCATAACGCTTACGATTCCTGCGGAGTGAACACTTTTTCAGCATCGTTGAGGGCTGTATTAAATACCGATTTCTTTTCTGCCCACGAAAGCCCAGATTCGCAATAAAAAACAGTCTTCCCATCCGGATAGATAGAGACCGATCCAAGATGACCACCGTCGCGCTCAATCGTACCGTTGACTTCAGTCGTTTTACCATTTTCTTCGAGCACACTATACCGGATCGATACCGTGGCCGAAACTTTCGACGTGCCTTGCTTATTAACCGACTTAATTTCCATAATCTTTCTTATTTAACTGTTTCAAAATCTCTTGCATTCTCCTCGATTGCTTTAACCACAGAGTACCTGATCCCCGCAGCCTGAAAGACCTTCCGGATCGCTTCGATCTCCTGCTCTGCGATCTCAATTCCATCGCTCTTAGAATGAAATATTCTGCGAGCTAATTCATCCTGTTCCAGTGTCGTTGCGTTTGCGAACAACACGTTTCCAAATTCTTTGCGAACATCGATTGTTTCAAATCGACCGATTTCCATTTCCGCTTTAAAGCATTGAAAATTTATCCGTTTCATATCTATAAATTAATATTGTTGTCCTAAGCAAAAGCAACCCGAACGAGCATCCCAAAGTACTTCCCAAAATTGTTGCGTGTTTGAAATCGCATTTTCTATTGTAGATAGTTGTCTGACAGCGTTTTTATGAGGCAACACGGTTGCTCTTATACACACTCTTTTATACCAAGTTGCATCCCCTGTATTCTGGATCGTTATAGAAAATTCACGCTTTGCCCCGCCAGCACTATGCTCCAATTCGAAACCATACTTTGAGACTGTCGCTGTATTATTGGGGAGTATTCCGCTTATTTGCAGATGATGAGACAGCTCCGTATCTGTACCGCTCGCCCAATCCCACGATTCGCCTTCGCTTGGAGGTGCGTAATAAGTTTTTAGCTTTCCATCTTGTATCCGGAATGCCCCTATTCTTGCTCCACCGGAAACAACCAGATTTTTCGTGTTTATCAGAGAGGTTTTGATAAATCCCCCCTCAATCACCGTCTGCCCATTTATTCGAGCATTATTCATGTCGAAGGGATCATTTTTCCCTTGCTTTTGACTAAGAGAATTGTTTACAGAAGACTGAAAGTTCGTAAACGTAACATTCCCGGACAGATTTATATTACGAGACAGCAAATTAATTGCCGTTGGCGTTTGCGTGATCAGCGAAACGAGCCTGTTTCCGTTCATATCTTGAGCCGAAGCGTACAGGGTATTTCCCTGCGCTTGCGTGATAAATCCGGCTGTTTGAAGGGCGTATATCCTGTCGTTTGCGCCGGACAGGCCGCTTTCCACTTGCGAAACCTTCTGTCTCGTCCACGTATTCAGAGAACTCAGACCCGACTCCGTACCACCGAGCCTCGTATTAATCTGACTTACCTGCCCACTGATCTGATTCGAAAAAACATTGAATTCCGCTTTCGTCTTATAAACCGTTAAGTCCGGTTTATCGGTCAGATTCGCATAACCTGTCGAGCCTGATTCGATGCGTATATTCCCGCCGATGATGCCCTGCGCGACGTTGAAGTACGTGCGTCCGTCGGGGCTTATAATCATGCGGATGCGCATCTGTCCGGGCAGGATTTCGGTATAGCCGTATGCGGTCGCGAAGCTGCGAGAACCGCCCGTCTCGGACGATAGCAGCCCGACCAAGAAGTAATAGAAGCCGTCCCCGGGATCATATTTATACTCTTTCTGCAATAAAAAACTGCCCGCAGCGCCCGCCTTTGCGCACTTAGCTACAAGGTAATAAGGCGCTTTATCATCGCCCAGAAATGGCGAGGTATAGCCCGCCACATCCCAATATTTAAAGTCGGAGGCCTTATGAGCGGACGACGTTTTATCAATCCCGAGGGTCATGTGCTTCAGTATCGACGCAGGTGCAGTAAACACCTTCGTCTCGTTATTCATTTCGAACGCGGGAACGACTTCCCTCTGCGAATCCGTTTTACTGTCGACGAAGATGATCTGTTGATACTCGTTACCGAGCAACACCGACATCGTGCGTACCCAGATCGGATTGATGCCCGCCGTGAAGCCGTCTAAGGCCTTTTCCAGCATCTCTTGCGCTTCTTTGGCATGATCATACGTCCTGCTCGTTTCACGTCGAATCTGGTTGAATAAATCCTCCGTTTTCGCCTCGTTCTGCTCAATCTTATTCAGCCGGCCGGCGATGCTTCCGGACGAGGCCACGTTCGAGAGCTCTATCTGAGGTCGTCGGGGGTTGTTGACAGGCGTGCGAACGCCCGTGATGCGGATAAGCAACCCGCTTGCGTCCGCGAACTTATCCGACTCAAGTAGTACATACCCCCCCTTGACGATCTTCGCGCCGATTTCGAGCCAGCGCCGCTCCGCAAACAGTTCGTCGAGCTCTCCGGAGAAAGTGTATCGCTCGGTCTCATTCTCGAACTTCACGCGCACGGCTTCGCGGAACATCTCCCACGACGCGCCTGTTTTCGTTGCATTATCGCATACATACGCATCCGGAAGCGCGCAGCCGAACACGGCATACGTGTCGCCCGGCTTGGGAATGTACACCGCCCCGCCCGGCATCTGGATGCCGTCGTAGGTCGTGTTTACGAGCATAAACCGCCGATCGGCATGCTTATATTTCACATCAAATTCGCGTCCGGACAGCGTGCCGCTTTGGAAAATAATCTTCATCGACTGCCCTTTGATGAGGCTTTGACTGTAGTCCAGCGCCTCGGGGATAGAGGCGTCGATAATATCGTAAACCTTCGTGTTATCCTTGCCCGGCAACTCCTCGACGGCCGATACGGTTCCGACCCTCTTCGGGTATATGGAAGACAGATCGATGCTGTCCTCCGCATACGTCACGAGCGGACGATCTGTCCGAGTCACTTCCGTTCCGGTCGCGTCAGTCGTGTATGAACGAGCCGAAGAAGCATCAAATCCCGCTTCGTCCGAGAATTTTACCCCGTCGAAGGATATCGTTTGCGACTTCGGCAGAAGCAGCTCCACGCTGCCATAGACGGACGCGTCGATATTCTTGCTTCCACCCTGCACGAGCAGGATTTCGCAGGGCTTTTTTGTCCCGAAATTCTCGCGCGAAACGCCCGGCTTCAACCCGCAATCCTGACCGTACCGCAGCCGCAGCGGGTTGCTTTTGTTGTACTCCACACGCCGCAGATGAACCGTTTTGCCCTTTATCTCCCACTCCGTTTTAAACTCATCGGCAAGCATTTGCAGCGCGTCGATGCAATACGTGTGATTGTATGACAGCGTTTTTTCCGGAGCGTCGATACACTCGCCGATCTGCCAGCCGGATTCTCGGCGATTGAGCGCTTTAACGATCAGCGCAAGATGCTGACGCGGCGTCGCTGTGTATGCGAATTTAAGCAGATTCTGTATCGTTGTATCGCGCACTTTATATTTCCGCAGCTTCGCCTGTGGCCCGTCGAAAATCACCGTATACTCGAAATTCCGCTCGCCATAGCAGGTAAATTTCTGCGAGCTTTCGAGCGTAAAGCGTTCACCCTGAAAGTCCACATAAGCACCTTCGGGAATTTCCACATACTCCGGCAGTGAGTAGTAAAGCGTCAGTGTGTGAGATTCGTGAATACGTGTCTCCGCGTAGCTGCTATCGTCTACAGCGACGTCTAATATCAGGGCGTTATTTTTATCGAATATCTTCATCTTATTACCGTTAATTTCAGTTCAAACCCGCACATGACGAGGTTTTCACGAAGCGCGAGCAGCTGCCCGCCTGTCGTTTCGTTATAAAACACGGGGTACTCCGCCCCCGCATAGGTTATTGTATGCTCTCCGGTCGCGATAAGCCGATTAAAAAACGCATCGCGACAACTCCAGAGACGCGACATTGAAGCTGCCTTTAAAGCACATTGCAACGTTATTTCTTTTGCATTGCGATATGTTTTTACGGCGTCGTATATCCGGCCATCCAGCACGGAGATATCGCGCGTAAGATTCTGCTTTGCCGGAGCGGGACACAGCAGACTGCCTTTTCCCATACGCACGAACAAGCCGAAATCGGCGAAGTTCGTACCGTCCAACTCGTATGCCGACGGCCGCACCGGAACGCCGGGCGCGAGCCACGTAGCAGGGTCGAACCGCTTCGGTTCGTCAAGCTCGAATTGCACAGCGAACACCGACACATTGCCAACCTGCTCGAAATCGCCACACTCGACATATCTCAGCTTAAATTCACGGTCGAGCGTCGGGAATCGCCACGCCCGGTACCCCGGCTTCGAGAGTAATTCGATAAAGCCAGCGACATTCGCGTTCGCTCCGGACGCAATAAGCAGCACCTGTACCGAAAGCGGCGCCAGCGTCGGAGCTTTCAAATCGACTTCGATACCGTGCTGCTCGGGCCAGTCGTTGAAATACGGCGGCTTCATCGGCGGGAAGGTAAACAGATCATCATACCCGCCTTTCTGCACCCACACCCCGAAGGCGTCGCGAACGTCAATCCCGTCTATGTATAGATTCTTTACCATTACGCAGTGCGAATAATTATACCCCTTGAATTCATACTTTCCAGCTCCCTTTTCACGCTTCCCATATCGCCCTCGATTTTTTCGAGGCGGCGGCAATGAGACGTGTTGTCTCGTATCTCCGTCAGCACGCTTATTCCCGTCTGCAGGGTGCGATTAATACCGCCCACGGACAGGGTAATATTGTCGAGATAAATAAGTGACGCTGTGAGACGCCCTTCGATCGCCGTAGCCGTTTCTTGGGTAATGGACTGGATGCCTTTCGACGCGCCTGTACGGTTTTCTTTCGTCTCGCCAAAATTCTTAAAACCACGTTCTTTAGCGCGTTTCTTCACTTTGTCGAGCAACTCGACATATTTTTCGTCGCGCTTATCCATTTCGGTCATCAGCTTATCGAAATCGTCCAGGATATCCTGATCCCCGGTTGGCTTCAACGACTCGATAAGGTTGTTTTTAAACTCCTCGAACACATCCGAGAAGATGGCAGAGTAAAGCAACTGCGTGATGAAGTTCTCGAGCGAATCGCTTGCGACTTCGAACATGCGTTGACTCGCATTCTCGCCCGCTTTCCAAGCTCCCACAATCGCATTACGAAGGTTATTGCCTATATCGCCAGCAAGGTCAGTGACAATCTCCTTTAAACTCTCCTCCGCTTTTTCAATAGCCTCCTGCCATTCGATTGCGTTCTGTAAGATTTGTTTCGTCTTATCGTCCACCTGTTCGGTTGTAATAAGAGATTGTGCAAGTTCCTTATTAAAGCCACCCGCCTGTGTAATCAAATCAGGGAACTCCTCTAACAGTCCGGCCTTTACATCTTTTTTCTTTTTCGAGAAAAGCCCTGCAATAGCCCCGCCGATAACACCTACTACAGCTCCGATGGCTGTCCCGATACCAGGTACCACAGACCCTACCGCAGCCCCTACAAGCGCACCGGTAGCGACACCGGCCGCCGCTCCTACAGCCGCTCCCTTGCCGACATTTCCCCAGTCTATTGCGTCCCTTAACCCAACTCTTGCTTTCCCTTCGTTCAGTTTCGTGAGCGACTCTTGAAACTTTTTTGTAGCATGATCAAGCGCTTTAAAGCTGCCCTGTATCTCTTTCGAATAATTCCGGACAAACGATCCGGACTTGCCCTGCAAGCGCAACTGTTCGTTCAAAGACAGAGCGTATTCATGTGCAAAGGCAATCGAGTTCTTGTAGAACTCTTTTTCTGCAGCGCGACGCCGGGCCGCGGCGGAGGTGATCATATTGATGAGCGTTACGGTTCCGGCGATGGCCGTCGATGCCGCGCCTGCCTGCCCCTGTATCGTGCTCATATCCGCCGAAATGGTACTGGATATGCTGCTTAAGCTGCTTGATAGCTGCGAAAAGACCTGTCCGATTTCACCCTCGATGCCGCCCAGTGCGCCCGTGATCTGGGCGAATGCGCCCGTCACCTCCGCAAGCTTCTGAGCCGGGATGCGTTTCAGCTCCTGATTGAATTTTTCGAGTTCCAACCGGGCCAGCTCGATCTCTTTTTTCAAGCGGTCGGTCGGAGCAATCCGGTATTGCTCCTCCATCAGCCGGATGCGCTCCTTCAAATGCGCACGTTCGGCCAATATCTCAGCCTTGCGTTTGTCCGCCTCCCACTTATAGAAATTCTTCGCATTTTCGAGCCTTTTGCGGGTAATCTCGATGTCGTAATCGAGCATTTCAGCGGTGTAATTATTTCGGGCAAGGGCTATTTCTTTTGCTTTTGCCGCCTGCAGCTCCGCGATAAGTTTCTCGTTATTCTCCGCCATCCGGAGCCGCTCTTTGTAGTAGTTCTCGATATCGGCAAGCTGCACGGAAAGCTCATCGGAGAAACGCAAACGGCCCTCCTGAAACGCTCCGTTAACCGCAGCAACGATCTCGTCCGACGATTTTTTGTATGCTTTTTCGGCAAGCGATACAAGGTCTTTGAAATACTTCTCTTCTTCGTCCGATAGCGTCGCTTTTTGCCCGAACGCCTCGCGTTTGGCTTTCAGCTTCTCGTCGCGCTGCTTCTCAATCTCGGCAAGCTCTTTGCGATGATTTAACTCTGCCTGCTTCTGTTTTTTATAAAAACTCTCGTTTAGCAGATCGATTTCTTTTTGTTCAAGTTCGAGCTGATTGCGCACCCACTCGTGCTGCAGATTTTTCTGCTTCGACAAACGCTCTTGAGCCTCTTTCAGTTCACTATCCGCGCCATCGCCTTTGCGCAGGATCGAACCCTCCTGACGCGCGATAAAGCGAAGCGCCTGTTTCTCTTCCGCCTTCAGGCGTGTCAAAGCAGCTTCGAGACTGTTCACTTCGTCGTAGTCGGCCTGACTGTTTGTCGTAAGGTCGTTGAGCGATTTTTTTATACGCAGCTGCTCCTCTAAGAACTCGGTCTCTTTCGAGTATTTTTCGGCCACGACTTTCTTATATTTTTCGGCCAGTTTCAGGCGCTCCTTATCGCTCGCAGAATACATTTGCGAGCGCAAGTCTTCCATTTGCACTTCGAGTTCCGCGTCACGCTTTTGCCACTCGCTCCGGTCGCGAGCCAGCTGCTCTTCTGCGACCTTCAGCTCCGACGTTTTCATCGCCGCATCGTGTACGCTTGCGGCATAAGCAGACATTTTTTCGCGCACGTTCTCGACGCCCGTGGCGGCCTTCAGCGTCGCATTTGTCAACTCGTCGTAACCCTCCTTAAACCCCGATGAAATGATTTTTCCGAGGGCCTTAAACATGTCTCCGACGCCCTCGATCCGGTTAACGATGTTCGTTTTAATCGTTTCCCAAAGTTCTTTGATTGCGGTTTTGGGATCGGTAAATGCTTTATAAATCGCTTCGCCGACTTTCAGGACGATCTCCTTCAGCTGTCCGAGCACTTCGGACACGTAGCCGGACACACGGGCAAACTCCATCTGCCCGTCGGCCGACGAGGTAAACCATGCCATCAGCGTCTGCAGTGCGACGGAGATAGCCGTGATCACTGCGCCCACAGGCGTAGCGATAAACGCCTTCGCGGCCTGAATCAGCGCCCCGAACCCCGACGTTGCACCCTTCAGCGGGCCGGGAAGCATGTTCACGGCATTTGCCTGTGCAGCAAATCCGCGGGCAGACATACTGCTCCCCTTTGTCATCGCTTGAAACAGCTTACCCGCATCAGTATCAAGCCCCTGAATTTTCCCGGCCACCTGATCGAGGTTTTCGGGCAAATCGCCTTGAAACTGAAACGTTACTGATACTATTTTTTCGTCTGCCATTTGGGTAATTCTATTATGTTAGATTAAAAAACTTCTTCGCCTCCTCTTCCGATGTTATTTCACCTTCGCTGTCAGATTCGGAGGGCTTTTTGGTGTCATATTTGGGCTGGTCGTTTATGGCTGTAAGTATCACGCACCACGGCACTTTGTGCATAATTTCGCGCCATGTCCACACGCCTTGCGAGGCGATATTGAACAGCGCCCCAAAGGGGCTATGAGAACCTTCGTCCTTTAACTCCCCTTCTGCGTTTGGCTCAGAATCGGAGCTGTTACCCGAAGGTGAGCAATCGATCTGATAATAGTCGTAAAATGCTCCGCGCCGCTCAACGCGACTACAAGCTTAGCCAGCTCTGCCATCGTTTTTGCGTCCATTCGCCTGCGCAAGTAGCGCGCTACAAGGCGATGGAACAGGAAGCTAAGCGTTTCCGAACGAATCAATCCGAGCGCGATCAGGCGGCTTGCACGGTGCCCGTTGCGGGCCACTTCGGTAAGCAGGACTAACGCCTCGGCCGTCTCCATCTTCTGCAGATCGATATTCATCTTTACGTACAGTCTGCTGATGCGCAGAAGTTGCGCGTAAACAGGCCGATAGAAACGCACCGGAATGGACTTGATTTTGAAGAGGCGCAGGATGCGGGGCGCCGGAATGGTTATCAGCAGCCCCGTGTCCAGTAGCGCATCCGAGACATCGATCTCAACGACTTTTTTGTTCTCTTCCATTTCGCTTAGTCGGTTATGGCGAAAATTTCATACGTCCCGTCCTCTGCGCCAGCCGGAGCCATTGCCCGGCATGTCACTTCGATTTGAGCGATTTCCGTACGTGTCATGTTCCACACGAAGCGGGCGAGAATCTTGGCGCGCGGGATATCGATTCCCACTTTATAGGGTGTAAGCGCCCTGACTGCCATCTCGATTTCAACATACTCCTTCGGAGCCACGAACTTCTCAACCGTGTGCTGCTTGCCGTTCTGATCTTTGATTTGTACCGATTTCGTCGTTCCGCCGAACAGCTTCTTCAACACGTCGTTATCCCATTCCATAAACGAGGTAACGAGGTTCTTCAGACCCTTTTCCGAAACAACCGACTCCTCCGGAGCGTCGGGGTACTCCTCGCTATAAAAATCCTGCGTCTGATCCTGCTCGGTCGTGAAGTTAGCCGTTCCCTTGAGCGTGCGTGCGATCTGCACCATGTCTTCGGGCATTCCACCGCCCGACTGCACTGCGCCGAACATCAGCGCCGACAGACCGATTGACCTTGTTTTTTTTGCTATTGCCATGATTATTTGAATTTTAATATGAATATTACAATTGTTAAAAGAATGCCCCCCGCGGCAAACCCTGAGCCGAACCATTTAAGCGAGAATCTGTCCGGGGGGTGGGGGCGAGGAGAAGTGGTCGATTCTACTACTTTTTGAGAGTAATGTCTCATCGCTTGAACTTCTCGCTCGTAATCGAACAGGAGCGCCCGCAGGCTGTCACATTCTGAGTTTACATAAACCGTGTCGTTCTCAAACCCCAGCGTCGTGAAATTCATCCCCGAACGCTCCGAAAACGTCGCCCCCTTCGGTAGCTGCTTCAACATCGCTACCGGAACCGTCAGGCTCGTTCGGCTGACCGGGATCGTCACGTGTACGGCTCGCAGTTTTTCGGTGATAAAAAGGCTGTCGGTTCTTACGTGTTCGCTTGTAATCTTTGTACTTTTGCAGCTCAGAGCGCACAGGGCAAAGATTGTAATACTTGCAGCGGGTAATAACCTTAAGAATCTCCTCGAACTGCGATAAAGAAAGTCGAAGGTGTAATATTTCTTCATTTTGTTTCAGTATTTCTTGATTCTTATCCAGCAGATTGTCGCCATTGAGCTGCGCAATGTCACGCCAAACCTCGATCGTATCCTTCGTAATCTTCGATTTGTTGCGCTTCAAAAGCGAGCGCATCAAAAAGAGATTCACGATAGACAGACCCGAAGGGAACGCCCATTGTAAGATGCTCAATACCGATTCCATCATAATCCATTGTTTCTTACAATTCGTTCTACAGCAGCGATTGTACTTGCCATTACAGCCGCGTAATTCGGGGCTGTAGCGTATTTTGCGCCCTCGTTATCGACGATTCGACGCGCAAATTCCTTCGCGTTAAATCGATACGCCCACGCATCCGCATAGCCGGGTCTCTTTAAGAGTGCGAGATGATCGTCGAGGCAATCGGCATAGCTGTCGTATGCACGAAACAGACGATACACGCGATACCGGTAACGATCGCCTACGTGCTCGACGCTTACAACTCGCTCAGGCGCGGTAAATTGCTTATTCGGCACACGAAAATACTCGGTTGTAAGACAGAGCACCGTCGGCCCTTTCCATGACCCTTTCGTGATGCCGAAAAGGTTATTGCCTGCGCCCTTAATCTTCCATCCCGTCTCCAACGCCGCCTGTGCGACCACAAAGGCAGGGTGAACTCCACCCGTTTTGAAAAGCCGCACGGCATGCGGGTAAAGCGTTTTTACAAATTCAATTTGCTCGTTTTTAGTAGCCATCTCTTCGATAAAAGTTAAGACAGCCGCGCCCGGAGGCGGATGCCACGCCGGAGCACGGCTGTCTATCGTGAACAAAAAAGTTAGCAGGCATATACACTTACTTATCCGCACTCGGTTTCGGGACTGCAGGCTTCTTGCCTCGCCCGGCCGGATCAGGCTTCGACTCCTGCTCTGCAGAACCCTCTTCCGTTTCCGTTTTATCCTGAATCTCCGGATCATCCTCCGCAGGCACATCCGCAACTGCAAGCGGAGTCTCGCCGATTTTCACATAAGCCTCTCCGATCGTGTGCATCAGCACCGTGTCGCCTTTTGCACAGAGAATTTCCGCAACCTTGACGGCCGTTTCTTTCTCATTATGCACAATCAGGATGGACGCGGGCTGGATGCCATGCGCCCGAACAAGCAATTCGTCCAAATCGCCTTCGGCGACAATCAGGACAACAGGATTAGCATCGTGAATGACCGTTCCATCCGCTTGCGGCTTGCGCAAAGCGACGGCCGGGAAAGGTACAACGACCACATCCGGCCCCTCGAGTGTGTGGGGCGCTTCGAATACGAACCTGCGCCCCGTTTCTTCATTTCTCCAAACCATAACCCCGATCAGTTTTTGCCCGAGATCAGCGCGCCGATATACTTACCCGTGATGGGCAGCGCCATACCGCGCATATTGAACCCGATGATGTCACCTCTGTGCTCCGGATCTTTCAGACGGAAGTACATATCCATATCGCCCTGACAGCGGCCTACAGAACCCTCATGATATGCCAGCGAAGCGGGCACATCGTTGTTTGTTGACGCGGCTTCGAACGCGGTCTTCTGCTTCGTCGTCGTGAGGTATTTCGGCGTCTGCGAGCAGCGAACGACCTTGAACGAGAACAATTTGTTTTCGTTCCAAATCGTTTTATATAACTGCAAATCTTGCAGCATTAAATCGCTCGCATGAACATGATGCAGCGCAAGAACACGCTCATCTTCGGGCACTTCCAACTCATTGAAACGGAGCTCCATTTCGAGAATATCCTCGTAGCTCATCGCCTTGAAGCCGCGTTTGTTGACCTTCGTCGAAGTCGTTTCCACAACCGGAGTGGTTGCTGTCTCCTTTTGCGGAGCCCAGTTAAAGGCTGCTAATGCCGTGAACTTCATGAGCAGCGATTTCTTATGCCCTTCGATCACACTCTGTCGTTTCTCTGCCGACTCTTCTACCTCAATCGCGTCGCGATGTACCGTATTTTCCGTATCAAATCGCTTGAGCGGCAACTGATGATGAGCGTCTTTACGTACTGAGATCGGGATAGGCCAAACAGCGTTGTCTATATACACCTTCGGATCGATTCCGGCCTCCTGTAAATTCAGCGCGTTATTGTCGACCCACGCGTCCAGATTTTTACAGTATGAAAGTAAAGAGGTACTCGGATAAAACTTCTCGATGATTTCGGGGAGCCAAATCTCTTTATTCAGCCCTGCCAGCATAGCACCTTTGGGCGCCAGTGGAAGCGCAGAAAGCACCGTCATACCCCCGAAGACGGCGAGATGATCCCAGCCCAAGAGGTACGCCAGCGGGCCGGATGCGACCGCGTTGAAAAGCAGCGCGGTGATTAACGTAATTACAATTTTCAGTCTCATTTTTCAAATATTTAAAGCGTTTTACAATAGCGTTTAAATTTACGCGGGATCATGTCCGTACGCGTCTTTGAACTTCTGCACATAAAGTGCGTTGTCCTTCTTCAGCTCACGCAGACGATCCGCTTTCACGATTTCCGCAAACGTCATGCTCGCGATCGGATGTTCGCCGCCGTTCGCGCCAGATTTTTCTACCTGCGCAGAGATTTTCTCACGTGCCGGAATCGAAGCGAGACGACTCTTTGCACCCTCGAAATCTTTCTCAAAATCACCCATCCACGCGCTCCGGCCGTCCGCGTTAATGCGTCCGTCAGCCACCGCAGCAGCGACAAGCGCCTCGGCCTCCGTTTTGCGCTCAGCCGCCTGCTTCGCTTCGATCTCGGCAAGCTTCTGTTTCAACGTGTCGCGCTCGGCCACAGCCGCGCTCAACTCACCCTGCAAGGCTCCGACCTTGTTAACGACTTCACTTTCAGTCGAGGCCTCGGCCAATCCTAACTTTACTGCAACTAATTTCATGTCTACTTCTTTTATAATGTGTGTAAAATTTCCGCACCAAACGCGCTGCCCGCCTTCTTCTACAACCAGTTCAGCGCTAATGCGCTTTAACAGCTCAGGGGCAGCAAGATTCTTTAATTCCTTACGCTGCGTGACTACAACCTCATCGGCTAGGCCCGCCGCCTTTGCCTCATCCGCCGAGAACCATGTCTCCTCCGTCATCATTTTTCCGATCAGCTCCTTATCGATATTGCGGCGGGAAAGAATCGTTTCCATCGAATCTTTTAAGACGCTCAGATACTTTTTTTCCTTGTTCGAAAGCGAACTCTCCGCAACCCCCGAAAAAAACGGATCATGAATCATCAGTTTCGCGTAATCCTGCATCTCGACACGATCACCACAAACCGCGATCACGGCAGCCATCGACAGCGCGACGCCGTCCACATGCACGTGAATATATGCGCGAGCCGACAAAATCGCCGAAACGATCGACAACCCATGTTCGACGTTGCCCCCTGGAGAGTTGATCCGGAGGTGAATCGTGTCCGCACATTCGTCTACGCTTTTTATCCAGTGCGCCAAGTCGTTGCCACTAAAATCCGCACCGATTACACCGTACATTAAGATTTCATATTCATTCTCCATTTTTTCTCAGAATTCGTGATAAAACAATGCAAAGATCAGCCAGCTTGTCAGCCCCTGCAAATCGCCGTGTAAACAACTGCAAAGACTTTACAATCAATTTCATAAACAGCGAAAACAAATACAACAACTTTTTCACGCGCGCGGCTGTAACTGTAATTTTGTCACAAAAAAAGAGGATATTTTATGACGAAACAAGGACAAACGAAAGCGGCTCGGAAACAGCAGCGAGAACTCGGCCGCCTCAAATTTTTCTATCAGCACTGGACGTATAAGGAGATCGCCGAGTGGCTCGGCGTTTCGGAAAATACGATCGGCAAGTGGGCGAAGGAGGATGAGTGGAAAAAAGAGAAGCGGTCGCTTACGCAATCGCGCGAACAGTCATTGCTCGACGCATACAAGCAACTCGAAGAGATTAACGCGAACATTGCGAAGCGAGAAGAAGGCTTCCGATTTCCCACGAAAGACGAGCGACTCGCACGCAAAGACTTGCGACGCGAAATACGCGAAATGGAGGCGGGGAGCGGCATTCGCGAGGTAATCGACGTGTCGCAGGCGATCCTGAACTGGCTCCGCGCCTTCGACCCGGTTAAGGCGATCGAGGTCAGCGGCATATTTGATCAATACATCAAAGACACGATTCGATGAAACAGGAAGATAAAAAAGCGCTACAGGACTGGGAATTATACCTTCAGTCGATACGAGACGACACGGTCATGGATATCACCATGTCCGCGGCCGAGCGCGAAAAACGGCGTGTGTGGCTCGAAGCGAGGCCGCTCGAGTGGATCAAAGAGATGTTTCCCAAGTTTGCGAAATACGACTTCGCAGACTTTCAGAAGAAAGCGATTAACCGCATCCTCACGAATGCGGGCGGGAACTGGTATGAGGTGCTGTCGTGGGCTCGTGAGCTCTCGAAGAGTACAACAGTCATGTTCATAACCATGTATTTAGCCCTTACCGGGCGCAAAAAGAACATTCTGCTGACGTCGAACAGCAGCGACAACGCAGAGCGTCTGCTTCGCGTTTATCGCGGCCAGCTCGAAGCAAACCAGCGGATTGCGTTCTATTATGGAAGTCAGCGAGGTAGCAAGTGGACGGAAGAGCATTTTATCACGAAGAAAAACGTGTCGTTTTTCGCCGTCGGAGCACGGCAGTCGCCGCGTGGTTTCAAGCTCGACGAAGTGCGTCCGGACGTGATCCTGCCCGACGATTTCGACACGGACGAAGAATGCCGTAACCCCGAAATCGTTAAAGACAAGTGGAACTGGTTCGAGCAGGCGCTGTATTTCACGCGCTCCTTCAGCGAGGCGCTGCTGGTTATTTGGTGCGGAAACATCATCGCAAAAGATTGCTGTATTGTGCGGGCAGGCGAACGCGCCCGCGAACTTGCCAAACGTGAAAAACCGCTCGGAAACTGGGATATCATCAACATCCGCATGGTCAATATCCGCAAGCCTGACCCGAAAAGAGACTTCGCCGAGGGGCTATCCGTCTGGCCCAAAAAAAACACGGAAGAGATGATCGACGAAGTGCTCGCGCAGGTGTCTGCGTCATCTGTGCAAAAAGAGTGCTTCAACAATCCGGTCACGGAGGGCAAGTATTTTACGGAGCTGAAGTGGGGCGTCATCCCGCCGCTGCAGAAGTTCCCTTTCCTGATCTCTTACGGTGACCCTGCGCCCTCAAATCGCACGACGAGCAGCAGGGGCAAGGCGAAGCTCGGATCGTTCAAATCAAACGTCCTGCTGGGCATCTACGAGGCGAGGTTGTACATCATCACGTGTTTTTTGGATCATGTCATCAACGAGGAGTTTGTGAACTGGTATTACTATCAGCATGAGTATGTAAAGGATAAAACAACGATTTACAACTACATCGAAAACAATAAGCTGCAAGACCCCTTTTATGAGCAAGTGTTCAAGCCGCTTTTCCTGAAAAAAGCGATTGAAAAAGAGTTTATTATTTCGATCGCTCCGGACGAGCGCGCCAAGCCGGATAAATTCGCCCGCATCGAGGGTAACCTTGAGCCCCTCAACCGGGCGGGCAACATGATCCTCAACATCGCCGAAAAGGATAACCCGCACATGCAGCGACTGGAAGAGCAATTTACCCTCTTCGACGACGGTCTGCCTGCGCCTGCCGACGGCCCTGACGCGGTCGAGGGTGGATACTTTGTCGCACAGCGTAAAACCGTCGCCGTGAGCGCATCGAGTTGGGTAGCAGGCACGAAGCCCACGAACAAAAAACGATATTAATTCACTTTTAATTTTTCACTTTTAACTATTCACTTTTCACTCTTAACATTATGTTTTTGACCGTCGAAGAATTATACACCCACTTGCACGATGAAACCGTCAGCGTGATTAGCCGGGAGACCGAGGCCATCCCGCTGGCTGCCATCGATGCGGCCGTGGCAGAGGCGAGAAGCTACCTGCACGACTATGACACAAACGCGATCTTCAGCGCCGAAGGCGACGAACGGAACGCGCTGTTACTGCTCTTTGTAAAAGACATCGCCGTGTGGCATTTCGTCAATCTCGGCAATGCCTGTATTGACATTGAGCTGCGCGAGAAACGCTACGACAGCGCCGTGAACTGGCTGCGGCTGGTGCAGAAAGGCGATCTGTCCCCCGACCTTCCGGCCAAGAAAGCCGAGCCCGGAGGCGACGAGATTATCGGCAAAATACATTTTAGCAGCAACCCGAAAAGGTCGCAACATTTTTAAACCGTTTAAACGATATTGCAATGACAAAGAAACAGAATAAAAAAACAGCGATGCCGGCCGGCTCGCAAGTGTCTACTCAAATACTCGTGCAGCCCGTCGTCCGTTCGATCCATGATATCGATAGCTGGCGAACGGCCCTGCGCCTCGCCGACCGCGGCAACCGCACGAAGTTATATGACATGTACGAGGATATCATGCTCGACGGCGTGCTTTCGGACGCGATCGATAAGCGCATCGACGCCGTCAAGGATGCCGATCTCTCGTTCACGATTAACAATCGCGACGTAGACGTCATGTACGACCTCATCGATTCGATCGAATTCGAGGAGCTGATCGGCGATATCATGCTCTCGAAATTTTGGGGCGTTTCGGTCGACGAGTTCACGTTTAATGTCGATCAGACCTTTTCCTTTACCTCGATCGATCGTAAGCATATACGCCCGACCCTGCGCGAGATCGCGAAGCGTCAGGAGGACGAGCGTGGAATATCGTATGCGGCAAATGATCACGTAATTCAGTGGGGTAAGGACGATGATCTCGGACTCCTGCTCAAAGTTGCGCCGCTGATCATCTACAAACGAGGAGGATTCGGCGACTGGGCGCAGTTTGTCGAGCTGTTCGGGATGCCGCTCCGGATCGGGAAATACAGCAGCATGGACGAGGCCAGCCGCCGTGAGTTGATCCGCGCTTTCGAGACAGCAGGTTCCGCACCCTACCTCGTAATCCCGAAGGAGACGGAAGCGTCTCAGGAGGCAAACGCCTCATCGGGAAACGGACTGTTGTATAAAGAGTTTCGCCAAGCCTGTTCCGAAGAAGTGTTAATCACGATCTTAGGACAGACCATGACGACCGTCGACGGCAGTTCGCTCGCGCAAGGTGAAGTACATTTGGCTGTTCAGGAGAAGAAGCATCGGGCGGATCGGCGCTACGTAGAGCGCATGTTAAACCGCTTCTTCGTTCCGCTGCTCATCAAGCGCGGATATTCCATTGCGGGCGGGAAGTTTCAGTTTCTCGATAACAAGCGCGAGCTTGAAGTAAGCGAGATCGTGCAGCTCAGCGACATCATGCCGATTCCACAAAGCTATCTGCACGAGCGCTACAACATCCCGCTCCCGAAAGGCGATGAACCGATCGCTCGCCGACAGGCCCAAGCCTTACCTGTCCTTCCAGACGAGGAGGACGATGACAACGAACCCGACCCCGATCCGGGCGCAGAACCGCGTGGACACGGCTCGAATGCGAAGAACGAACAAAACAGCTTCTTCAGACGTATGTTCGATTTTTTCGTAGCAGCCCAGCGGCGCGGCTGGGCTTCCAATCCCCTCACGCCCACGGGCGATGCGCTTGCGGATGCGACGATAAAACAGACGATTGACGAAGAAGGACGCGCATACTTCAACGCAGAACTGTTCCGCTTCACACACTCGCAGCTCATCCAAGCCGCCCACGAAGGGTTCAGGCACGGAGGCGGCAAGGTTTCGAGCGTGGGATTCGCTTACGAGGCCGACGACGACGCTTATCTCGTTGCTCTCGAGCAGAACCTGTACCATTTTTCCGCGTCCAAAACACTCGCGGAAATGAACGAATTAAACCGGATTTTCCGAGAAAGTAAGAGTTTCGAGGAATTCCGGCAAAAGGCGCAGGAAACAACGAAAATATTTAACGAAACGTGGCTAAAAACGGAGTATCAGACCGCTGTCTCCGTAGCCGAGTCTGCGAGCACGTACAGACGTCTTATCGCGCAAACAAACGTGTTTCCGTTCTGGGAGTACCGCACCGTCGGCGACGACCGCGTACGGCCCGAACACGAAGACATCGACGGCCTGATCCTGCCTGCTGACGATCCGCGTTGGAAGAAAATCATGCCGCCGAACGGCTGGAATTGCAGATGTTACATCGTTCCGCGCATGAAACACGAGGTCGCTAACGTCGACATGGCCGAGATGCGCCGGAGGTGCGATAAGTTCTTCGGTTCGACGGAGTGGTCGCGATGTGAGGCGCAAGGGTTCGGAATTAATCGGGCAGACGAAGCGCAAATCTTCACGGCGAATCAGATGTATATTAACAAATTCGCAGACATGTCGAGTAAAACACTCGAAAAGATCACGCCGCGAGAATGGGGGGTATCTGAGTCGCTCGACACGCTTATGCGCGACGCTCCCGGCCCGGTTCCGCGATACGAGGGCTATCCGGATAGCTGGTTCGACGCGAACAAAATCATTGAAAACGGTGCGGAATTGCTGATGCTCAAAGATTACGCGGGGAGAGTGTGGCGCATGTCGAAAAAGGCCTTTGTCGCACACTCCACGAATGCGGTTAAGAAGCGTGCTTTTCGTACCGAATACCTCGCCGCGATCAAGGATGTCGCCGCGAATCCGGACGAGGTGTGGTTAGGCCGCGAGGGCAAGGATCGCAAGAACAAAGTAAAGGCGATCAACAACTTCATCATGGTCAAATTTTACAAGGACGTGGTATTGGCCGTAGCCGGAAAGGTCGAAAAGGCGAAATTGACGCTTAAAACGTGGTACGTGGTGAGGGATAAGTCGGTGAGGCGAGGGCTGCTACTGCGTAAAAAACAATAAGCCGGATCGCTCCGGCTTACCTCTTTGGGGGTTGGTCTGTCGTTGCGCTGTGCGCCCAGTCGTCGAAAGCCCCATCACCCCCCGGAGGTGCCTTTAGACTTACCCGCAACGGCAAACTTCGAAGACAAAGATACGAAACTTTTAATATTACACACATGAATCTCGAAGAATTTAACGAATACCTGCGCAACATACCCGAAAAAATTAACGAGGTTGCGCCCACGATCGTCGCCGAGACTGCTGTCGAGTACTACAAACAACGCTTTGAAGAAAAGGCGTTTGACGGTAAGGAGTGGGACAAAGGAAAGCCGAAGAAACGCGGGTCGTTGCTCGTCGAAAGCGGCAACCTGATGAACAGCATCCGCCCGGCCGAAGTGGGTCCGGAGCGCGTCGTGATCTCGGCCGGAAATGCGCATGTTCCGTACGCCAAAGTACATAACGAGGGGTTCGACGGCGAGGTAACAGTGAAGTCGCACATCCGCCGAAAAAAGGGCAGCAACCCCCGAAAAAACAAGAACGTGCTGTACGGTGGTGATGCGTTAGTAACAGAGCATAAGCGAAATATGCACGTCGTAAAACGTCAGTTTCTGGGCGAATCGAAGGAGCTGGCGGATCGCATAAAAACACGCCTCGACGACGCAATCGATAACATTCTATAACCCTTTAATTTTAAAGCAATGAACAAAGAAATTTTCACTACTCTCTGTGAGCATATCAAAAAAAACGTGCCGGAAATCCGCTGGATCGATTTCGACACAGGACAGTTAAATATCGCAAGCGAGCGACCGCCTGTCGACTGGCCATGCTGCCTCATCGACATTAGCTATCCTTCGTGCCGCGACCTCGCGGTCGAGGACAATATGCAGTTAGTCAACGCGGATATCACGCTTCGCGTCGCCTTCGTGCCCGCGGGCGAAACGCATCATCGAGCGCCCGCAGACGTGCGCAAACAGGCGCTGAAGATGTTCGATATCGTCGAGAAACTGCACAGCGCTCTGCAGGGCGAAACATTCAAGGACACCGTGTCCGGCCTGAGCCGCAGCCGGGCGAACAAACAGACGAGAAACAATAAAGTCGTGGTGTTCAATATAACGTACACCACGACTTTTCAAGAATATATATAGCAAGAAGAGAGTAGTCAACTCCAGTTCCACGAGGGGTGCTCTTTTCGAAGCGACCGGGCGGCGTTGGCAAGGAGACGCAGTTCGTCGAGATAGGCCGAATGTGCGTTAATCGCGTTCATGATCGTGCGCTCTTCAACGAAGAACTCGCTTTCGGCCAAGATACGCATCACGTCATCAAACCGACGCCGACGCAGCTCTGTCCAATAGAAGTAGCGCGCTACGAGCACGCGATTGCGTGCTCGTACACGCTCCTCGCGTGTGCTGCACCCCTGCGCCGGGGCGTTTGTTTTTAGATTCTTAACAGTCATTTCCTCGCTTCTTTTCCGCAAAAATAACAAAAGCGGCGCGAGGATCACCCCTGCGCCGCTATAAAGTTATAAACAAAGACTTCCCTAAGCTACTTTACTCGCTTATATACTGTAACCCCTTTCGTCGACAAATTCGTTACAGTCATGTTGTCGCCACTGATGTAGCCGTTCAGCTTCGCCCAGATTCCGTCCTTTTCCGGCTCGAACGCTACATTCGTGCCGTCGAAGGTGTATGTGTAAGCATGTACGACATCCGCAAACGCCTTCTTTTTCGAGACCATCGTTGAGACGGCGCGGGTCGAGGTTTCAAAGCGAATAAACGTGTTTGCCTGCTCGGTCTCTAAAAGCCATTCGCTTCCAACAATTTTAAACCCGCCTGTCTCTTCTTTACTGCACGAGGTCAGCAAGAAAGGCATGACTATCAGCAACATCAATAAAATCTTTTTCATCTTCTTGTATGTTTTAAATGTTAATTAATTACCACAAAGGTATAAACAAAACAAACATGAACAAAAAAAAGCCCCGACCGATTGGCCGGGGCTTTCATCTATGGCAAATCTTCGTCGACCGGACATGTACCGGTAACCGCCGGAAGGCTTTGAGCATCCTTATAACGCGGCATAAGATCGCCAATCAGTCCGCATACGGCTTGCATGCCGCCTCTCATAACATTATTCTCGTCGACACACGAGATCAACCATGTCAGCTCTTCGTGCAATCGTATCCAATCCTCGTATGGGTCGCTGCCTGTCTTAACGTGTATGGAAAAACCATCCTTATAAAACACAACCATATCCGCCTCCTTACCAGCAGCGCGATCTCGCCCCAACTCGGCAGCCCGCCCACATTCTTATCGTCTATGTACACATGAGCGTACACCTTGCGCGAATCTGAACCATACATCGCGAGGTTACGCGGTTCGTGATCATTCACGCGATCAAAACCGATGCCTTGAGCGAGCAGCCAGTTTATCATTTCCGTTTGCTGCACGCCCTCTCTGCACGTCCAGATTATGACATAATGCCCCTCTGCGCGAAGGTTATTTATCGCTTCCTTCGCGCCCGGCATGGGCTCCCCGATCCCGGGCCACACACCGTCGTGGATCGTTCCGTCAAAATCAATACAAATAATCATCTTACCTCCTCCGAAAATATTCTAAGATAGACCTTCAAACTTAATGCTGTCCCGATCAGCTCTCCGAAACTGTCGGCAAGAGACTCCCACGCTGTTTTAGCAAGTTTGTCGCCGATATATAGTTTATCCGAGAACGCTCGCGCGCCCACCAATGCCGAGGCGTGCGAACGCGCCGTGATCTGCCCGCAGTATTTCCACTTGCAACCCAGCCTGCGTAGTGCGTAGCACAGCATGTGCCGTGCCAGCACCACATTCGTTCTTCTACAGCGAGACTGCATTTCGTGCGGCGTTACGCCGCACGCAGAGCAACAACCGTTCATAAGCATACGTGCAAGGCCCATCTTACAACCGATTAAAATTTACTTCTACCCGACGCCACACGCCTTTATCATCGCGCTGCGAGAAGTAGTAATTCGTCGCAGTTCCTTCAATTACATTCGACTCCTTAAACAGCCCCATGATCTCCGAATACTCTTCGTCGTTGAAGCGCTCCTCCATGTCGTAGAGTTTCGATATAGACTTGTAGTCGAAATTGCCGAACTTATTGCGCTCTAACAGCGTCATACAGAGTTGATACATCGGATTATCAGCCCCGCCCGGAGCGGATTCGATCCACCGAAGCAGAAAGTCTACGAGCCGCGACGCGGCCACGTCTGCGCGTTCATCGAACGTCTTTACCCTGTTCGTTTTTACCTCGATTTTAAACGCTTCGTCTTTAAGCGTGTATGACTGCTGTCCGTCAACCCGCAGACGCCCGTACTCCTTCATGACGTCATAGAATGCCGACGTTTCGTCTTTGACGAAATCGAACAGTTCACGAACATATCCCGAAGCTTCCAGCACACGATCTTTCACCCGACCGATCATATCCGATCGGAGACCTTCGTATGCATCCCGCCGCTCCAGCTTGGCGCGGCTTTCTTCCTGTCTTTTTTGTTTCAGCAGCTCCTCTAATTCGTCTGCCGAAACGTTTTTCAAATCAATTTTTTCCATTTCATTACTATTTAAATCTATTGTATCTCTTTTCACCTTAGACCGACCGCGTAAACGACGCTTTTCAAGCCGATTCTGCATCTTATAAACCGCCTCGGCACGGCCTCTCAATTCAATTTCCTTTGTTTTCATTGCCTGAACTCAAGTATCTATATAATCCTCCGAGACAAGTTTCACATAAATGCATAGAGTCATTCCCATGATCGCTTTTAATAGCGATTTTCTGCACATATACACCGCATTCCTTCTCCTCCTTTGCATCCTTCCATATAGCGCCACATCGATCACAAATTCGTGCCTCCATTATATCTCCCCCCTCTTCCTTGCGACCACAATCTCTCCGACGCAGCTGATAAAGCGTTTTACAAATGCCTTTGTTTCTGCAGAACCGTCTTTATGATACGCGTAATCCAGCAAATTTGCAACCGTTTCGGCCTCTGAGGGCTCCAGCACCATCACAACCCTGTTTCGGGGCTTCGCTTTCAATCTAATCACTTCCATATCAATCCTCTTTTCCCATAAAGTTAAAACATAACCTGTTTGCAAGATGATTCATCTGCAAATGATTAGAGACACCCATTTCAGGAGCGAATTTCGAGACAAAAATGCAAGGCACTACATTCGATAATGCATGTATAAAATGCGTAAAATTATCCCCCTCGAGCAGTTCATCATATCCGATATAGCTTTTACACTCCTCATTCATAAGCATCTTCGAAAGATGAGAAGATATTTTTATTGCATACTCATAATACTTCGGATCAGTCTGCTTTGTTTCTTTTTTATCCATAACCACCTAATTTTAAATATTATACTCAATTCTTATAAAACACATTCAACAAGTCTTCAGCAGCAATACTGCCTACTTTTTTAAAGTCCTTTACCTTGTTTTTAAACGCATTATAAAGGTTGCTTAAACGAGCGACCGGAATCCGGTTAAAATCGTTGTAGCCCGCCGCACGGCAGGCGATCCGCTTTACTTCTGCCATATCCGTATCGCGACCGATGATTTCGCAATAAGCGAAGATCGATTTAATCACCCGCTTGCGCCATTTATCCGCCTCCGCAAGCGCCGGATTCGCCACCGTCGTGATCTTATTGCAAATCTCAATCAGCTGCGCACAGCTCAAATCGAGCGTACTCCGAACGCCATAGGCCGCGAGGATATCGCGCTTTCCGGTTTCGTCAATTTTCGCCTGATTCAGAAGTACATGAAACTTCTTAATCAGTCCTTTTTTCTGTTTTTCCAAAAATGTCGTTGCCATACCACTTTAATTTATTCACGTTAATTATTTTGCTTCTTCAAGTTCACCCCAATACTCATTAGCCCCTTTCTCCCAGATCGTAACAGGCTCTCCACCTCCGTATCGACCCGTCGGGAACGCCTTAAACCCCTCGATACGGAAGATCACGTTTGCATCGCGCATGATCCGCGTCGCAACAGGCCCGGCCGGGCGACGTCCGTCGACGTGGCTGATATAGACAAAGAGCTTATTCGGAAACGTCTCTTTCAGATGCTTATATTCCGAGAACTTCAAATCCATAAACTGCACCGAGTCGATAAACACTATTTCGGGGCTCCGTTGCCGCAGAAGCCGCTTCGTAAGCTCCTCTTTCGATTCCTTATCGAGCAGCATCCACCGCGTCCCCGCCTCAAGCATATTCGCCCGCTCTACAGCAAGCTGTATCGTCCGCGAATTGCCCTCTTCCACGCTGTCATAGATCACTTTCCCGAACTCGGTCAGATACTTCGAAAGCATCATCGCGAAGCTCGTTTTTCCGTTTTTCGTGTCACCGAAGATGATCCACGAACCTGTCAGTTCCGGCTCTCCGACCGCGTCGCGCCACATGCCCTCAAAAGGCATCGTGTTGTAACGCGATGTAAGTACATTTTGAACAGAGAGCGCGCGCTTCATTTCGAGAGCTCTGTGTAGATTCTACGCAAGGACGGCGTATTGTCATCGCCTGTCATCTTGCGAATTAATCGATTTACATCCATCCCCTCCGGCGCGTTGGCCTTGATGATCATCGCGGCCGTTTGCTGTAAGAATCGCTCCGACTCCTCGCGAGCCACCGGAACCACCTTTCCGTATCGTTTCCCGAAACGACCGAATAATTCCGCGTAACCCACCTTCTTGTTATTAATCGCCCTGCGGATCTTCTCCTGCAGACCATCCGCTCCCATCATATAGAAGCCGCAGCAACGTTCTGTGGCGTTCCATAATGCCTTGATTTCCAAAAATGCTTCGTAATATAAATCCCCTGCTTCATCGAAGATGATAAGGGGATTAGGAAGCGTCTTCAGATAAAACACCATATCCTCGTACACATCCGTAAGCCGTCCGGAACTTCCTACGCCCAGTTCCTGAGCTATCTTCCGAAACAACTTATGTTTCGATTTCACCTGCGAACAGTCGATATACACCGCGTTTTTATGCGTTTTCACATACTGCATCGCCGTGTACGTTTTTCCGATGTCTGTCAGATCGCAGAGCATCGCCGACAGACTTTTCTCCTGACACAGTTCCAACTGCGCCGTGATGAACTGAAACACCGGAGTATTAGCCGTTTTCCACGCCGGAGCGTTGCTCATCGACACCCCGATCCGGCGAGCGATACTGATCCAGTTTTCGTCCGATAATACCCTGTCCAACTCGCCACGCTTCACGCGGCTATACTGAGCCGAGCTGATCCCCAGCGTGACGGCGAACTTCGCGTCCGAACCGCTGAAATTCTCACGCCGTGCGGATAGCTCCGCCAATACCTTTTCTTTAAACTCTTTCGTTATCATATCCTTACTATATATTTTAAAACATATCCCTTGCCCGCTGAGACCAGTCCGTAAATTCGTCCTCCTCGTAGCCGTCTGGCTGCTCATTTTCTGTTATTTCCATGATATCGACAGCCACCGAAGCGATATCCGCCGCGTCGCTGGCTTCAATCATGCCCGTGTGCGGAATCTCAGCCCGACGATCACGCACCTTTTTGTCAAATTTCGCAGCACGTTTATACTGTTCGAGCATCTTAGCTTCGTCCTCTTCCGTCCGCTCAATCGCACACTCGTTATAAGCGAACTGACCGCGATCAATTGCCTCACCGATATACGTGTCGCCTTGATACAGATATACACGCGACACACTACCGTCCTCATCCGGCAACCAATACGCCGTAACATTGCGATTGTTCGCTTTCAGACGCTTAAGCGCGTCAAAGTCTGTCAGACAGAATTCCGCGTTCGCCACAGCCACATAATCGTTATTGCGGATAGTCGTTTCCGTATCATTACCAATGAATTTATAGAGTTGCTCCGGAGCGATTCGTTGAAGGTTCGGATTCGCGTATTTGAGCAGCACATCGCGCCGCGTCATGCCCGGATATTTGCGCTGCAGTGGATGCAGCGAGTTATTGTGTCTTTCGATATCGGCGAGGTCATCCGCAACAATCGTTTGCGGCTGATATTCTGGCTCCACATAATCGCCTGAAACCTTATTGCGTACACTCCTGTATGCCTCGCTTTTGGCATACCAGCGCCCGCGCGTGTGGCCCCATTTTTTCGCGGTACCCCACTTTAAAGCCTTGATATTGTGCTCTGCTCGCTTCTCGGTCGGAGACGTACAAAAACGCACATACTGAAATGCTTCGCCCAGCCATTCGATATCTTGCATAAGATGATGTTCTACTTCCAACTCGCCCGGCATCGGCAGTCCAAGCTGCTGAAGCTCACAGAAGACGTTTCGGAATGATTCGTAGACCGTGTTAAGACTCGGTTTTCCAACCACATAAGCAGGGCGGAAATAATACCCCGAAACCACATCCACGCAGATATATTTGTATACCCAGCCGCGAACCGATTTTCTCGACAATGCCACGTCGTCCATCGATATTTTAGAGAGAGAATATTGACCTAATTTCCGCACGTTTTTAGGACGTTGCGAGTTCACGAAGTCAAAGTTTCCGTTCCGGTCTGCATAAACCGCCGTGTTATTCATCACGTCCTTCAGATAGAGCCAAATAGTTTGCTCGCAGATTTCAAGCGGACGACCCTTATACATAAAATCTTTGGGCCTGAATACTTCTCCTGTCTCTTTGTCAAAAATCTCCTTCGTACCCGAAACAAACTCCTGATATAGCTCTGAAACACGCGAAATAAAAGGTTTATCATGCGTGCGCCATAACGATAACAGCAGATTTTCCGCCGATCTCGACACCTTGCGTCTCGAATCGTTACCGATATTTTTCGGTAGCAACGACGTATATCCGTCGTTTAAATAATTCTTAAACGCCCTTTCAAAGCTCCGCACGTTCGTGTATTCCGGAACCACGGCCCCGAATCTCATATTCGACGTTCTGCATTGCTCCGAATGCCAGTCCAGCATAGTCTCCCAGAACACGCCTTTTTTCAGCTTCGAACCACTCGCCGCCCGTCGCTCGATCTGCTTACGCATACCGTCGCGCAACGCATTGAATATCGAAGCCTTTGCCGTCATCAAACGCACCGTCTCAGCTGCCAGCGCCTGCCCGTCCGGTTTCCTGAACGACGTGTAAAAATCCCTTGCCTCATAATCCTCACGAACTTCATAGATATCACGAGGCTGCTCACTCGGCACACGTCCCATAACCTCCTCAATCACTTTTAACCGATCAGGACGCTTAATCGACCTGACGTCTATTATCGTATTGCCATTCGTACCGCGACGCAAAATCGACAGATATCCTCGTTTAGAGTCGTTCTTGAACATATCAAGCGTCAACCCCGCCCGACACCAGTCGTTCACGCTAATCGCAGGTCTACCGTCAATAATCTGATACATAACAATTACTTTTTTTGTCCGGCAGGGGGACTCGAACCCCCTCGAAAACCGTTACCGGAGTGCCCCCATATCGAGGGCTGCCATCAGCGGCCATTTCTTACTTTATACCTTTTCGGACTATTCTTCCCGCGTGCAGCGAAATCCCGCAGAGACTTACCTCGCTTTCCGCAAATATCACATTCATAGAATCCATCATATAGTATACCGTCTGTATACCATTCAGCTGTGCATCTTAGATGTAGCGTTCCACCGCATCTACACAAGAAGACATCCATAATCAGGGCTTTTTCTTGTTTTTTTCATCCACCGTCCGAAGAGCCCTGATCGCATCAATCAGCTCCCTGTGCTCGCGCTGCCGTATTTTCGCACAATGCTTACAATTCCCTTTGTGTGTCAGAACATTTCCGCTCTGAACCATGCGAGTTACGAGATACTCGCATGAATCAATCCGCACCTCGTAAACAGTCATTCCACCGCCGAACGGACCGGGATCAACAACACCCTTTTTCGTCATTTTAATCTCCTGCGAAACTCCGTACGCAGAAAAAGCAAAAATTCCCAACACCACAACTACTAACTTCTTCATATTCCTATGCACTAATCCCGTGTCGTGCGCAACCGTTAAAAACCTAATTATATACCATTTATCTTCTCACAAACCCGTCTCCACTTCTCCCGATCTCGCACCACGAGCAGCCCCGAAACCGCCAAATTGAGCAGCAAGCCCAAAGACAACCCACAAAGAGCAGTCGTCCGTGGGGTTGCATATCGCCAGCGACACGCAGAACCACATCGCCCGAAGCCACATTCCGACGCTCACCCCCGGCAAAAAACCTAACAGTAACCGTATCGCTTTCATATCTTTATCGCAACTTTTTCGTCTTTTTCTTTTTGGTTTCGCTCTTTATACAACTCGTAAAGTGTTTCGATAAGATCACCCAATATCATAAAGAAGCCCGCACCGGAGATAAGAGCCCCCATAAAAGCAATCGGCTGCTTTACAGCGATAAAAACAACGCATCCCACAAAAATCATACATGCCACAACCAAAATAATAGTTCCAAAAGAAATCAAGACCATCTCCTTTATCTTCACCCGTGTCTTCATTGTTTTTCCTGTATATGTTCGTTTACAACACTATATGAAAGCGACAATACCCCATTCCCATGCTGCATCTTAAACATGAAGAAGTTTACACTCGCGTACATATACGTCACAGTGTGCCTGCTTCCATCCTTGCGCACATAATCATACGCCTTACCTTTAACCAATTCACTCGCCATCATAACCTTGCTCTTTAAAAAGATTCAACACATCCTCAAGCGCCTCAATCCTGCCATCCAATTCGTTCAGACGATCCGTTGCCCAGTCTCCACTACCCTGCTGACCATAAATCGATATCAGCTCCTCACAGTAACCTTTTTCTATAGAAGCCGCCCGAATCCAACCTTTAATTCTCTCAACAATCTGATCCACTTTGCATACTTTCTTAAAATTCAACTTCCTTTCCCCCATACTGCTTAAGAGCCAGATGCCGGATTTTATCCCCCAGCTTCGAGCGCTGTTTGCCATGCAACACCCTCGAAACCGTCTGCACCGTCGTGCCCAGCGATTTCGCGATTTTCGTGTTAACCCCGTAACTTGTTACAATCCTCTTTTTCATCCTCTTTCAATTGTTAAAATTCGTCAGTTTCTCCACAAGCGACAATCTTATCGCCTTATCATCAATCTTCGCCACGTCCGATAGAATATCTACCAGCCGATCCTTCGTCAGCCTATTATGCGCCCTCTGCTTCACCTTCTCCGCCGCCGGAATCACCTCACCAAATAAATCCCGACGCTCATCTATCGTTATAACCAGCTCCTCAGCCCAATCACGAAACATACGAGCACGTTCACTCTTGACAAAAAAGCCCAAACGCACAATTCCACGCTTTGTCCAAAGAATAGAATGAGGTTGTATCGCCCCTCCATCATTATTAGAGGGGGTAGACAAAATGTCCTGTCCCTTGATGAAGTGCTTTCCTTCAATCAATTCATAACTGTGCCGGGCGAATGTTTTTCGCACCACATATTCCGATACATCGTATCCTCGAGCCACCTCTTTGGTGGTCATCAAAAACTCATGCCGCTCGTTCGGCATCACCTTAACCGTTAGACCATCCACTACGGTCATACTCCTGCTTTTCAATCCTTGTTTGTCCATATACATTATATATTAAAAAATGCTACCTTTACAGCGTCGTTAAACTTAGTCAACGACGCAAAGATAATTCGCAGATGCGAATAAATAAAATTATTTTGCGAATATTTTTCGCAAAAGCGCAAAACAAATGTGGATATGACTATAAATGAAAGGTTTGAAGAATTGATTAAAAAGCTATACAATGGCAATAAACGGGCTTTTGCTACAACTTTAGGTATATCTCCAACTGTAATAGAAAATGTGGTTGGCAAACGTAGAGGAAAACCATCTTATGATGTAATAGAAAAAGTATGCGCAAATGCGAATATTTCGCCTGACTGGCTCCTGACCGGACAAGGCCCAATGCTAAAAGATAAAGAACAGGCCGAAATCGCTCACGCCATACCAACAGAAGAGACCAAAGGCATTCCCCTAATACCTGTCGGAGCGATGGCAGGATATGCCAATGGAGACGTTCAGGTAATGGATTACGAGATAACCCATCACTACAATATACCCGATTTCGAGAATCGAGGCGTAAAATTCATGATCAGAGCATCAGGAAGCAGTATGTATCCCAAATACAGCAACGGAGACCTGCTTGCCTGCCGTCCTATAACCGATTTATCCTTTTTTCAATGGGGAAAAGTCTACGTATTAGACACCGATCAGGGGCCACTTGTAAAACGCTTGTTTCCATGCCCCGATAACGACGAATATCTCGAATGTCACTCAGACAACAAAGCCAACTACCCCCCCTTTCCGATCCGCAAAAGCTCTATCCGCAAAGTAGCCATCGTCGTCGGGGTTATTAGATTAGAATAA